CAACCTCGTCAGAGCCGTCATCAAAGGCCCCCTGAACCGCCGCCTGCACCCCAGCACCCAACGCCTCGTCGAGTTCCTTCTGACGCAGCTTCATAATCCGCCGAATCTCCGCCGGGGAACGCCCGTCCAGTTCCAGCAGGTACTCGAACGGGTAACCCATCTGCGACTTCTTCACCAGAGCATCCGCAAGTTGCGCTTCCGACCGGATCTCCGGGGACTCCCAGACGATCTTCGCCAGCCGGGTAGCCTGCGCCGTCTTCGAGTCACCCTTCACGAGAGCCACCAGCCGCAGCACTTCCCGCAGTTGCGGGTCCGTGAACGTGATGAACTCCCCGGCCTTCTTGTTCAGACCGATCTCAGCGGACTTCAGCGCGTCACCGGACAGGTTCGAGATGCCCTTGTTCGCGACAAGGTAGTGCGGGGGTGTGCGGGTCTGCGCCGCAATATGCCCCACCGCGATCTCGATCGTGTCCGTGAAGATGCCGAGCTCTGCGGCCTTCCACGAGTCGATCTTCGCGTTATCCCCAGTGATGGTGATGAGGCGCCGTTCGCGGAGATCCTTCATGTCGACCGGACGCGACCCGATGACCTTCCCATCCGCATCAAGAATGGGGATCTTCGGAGGCTCCGTGCCGAGCATCACCCGGGCATCCATCGACGCGTAATCCGCCGCCAGGAACAGGTACGCCCACAACAGGTTGATAGCGTCCTGCATGGGCATGACACCCTGAATCTCCGACAGCGGGTCACCCTTCAACGTCGGACGGTTCTGGATCTCCACCACCGGCACAACACCCAGCGGGTTCACGACCGGCCACGCATCATCCGACGCGCCGTCACGCTGCTGCCACCCACCCGAAGCCGCGTACTCTTCCCGCTGCTGCTCCGACATAGACTCGAGCTCATTCGCCGGCGTCACCCGCGGACGAATCCACTTCCACACCCACTCCGGGGTGTACAGGGTCGCGTACTCGTCATCCTCATCCACCCACGTCTTCAACGCAGCCGTACGCAGACGCGGATTCTCCCAGTCATACTCAATCTCAACCGACGACGGATGCTCAAACGTGACAATCGGCTCCCCCGAAGAGTCACCCCACACAATCACGAAACACCGCTTAGCCGTCAACGCCGTAACCGCACCCTGCGAGAACTGAGCATCAAACTCATTCATCTGCAACGCATCCCACAGCTTCGACGCCGCACCCTTCGGCATGTTCGTCACACCAATAGGCTTCAGACGTTCCGCCTCAGCGTTCACAACCGTCCCACACCAGTTGTCGGAGAAATCCGCATACCGGGACGCGTTCGCCCTCTTCCACTCATCCGTCGCAAAATTGAGAGGCTGATCCCCCTCGTAATACGACTCCGCCCGCTCAATATCCGGGCGACGGTTGTTCAGGCGGGTGTAAATCCGCTGAGTCAGTTTCCGGGCCGCATCCGCGTCCATGCGCCCTCCAAAGGCTCAGTAGTAAATGAAGTTGTCGGCAGGGTCGTCGAACTGCCCGTCCTTGAGCGCGTCCATGGCCGCTTCGTGCGCCAAGTCCGAACTCATCGCCTGGTCGATCTTCTGGTGGTCCGCCCCGTGAGGCTTTCCGAGCACATACCGCTGCATCGTCTTCGCGATCATCACCGCGTTAGTGACGTGGGTGCGCGTGACGGTGTCGCCGTCGTGCGTGAACCGCGAGTCAGGATTGCGGATCGCTGAACGGAACTGCTCCAGCGACTTGTGCATTGCCGTGATCGAGTTCGTGGGCCATGGGATGAAGACCTTCGCCCCGTACTTCGCCGCCCACTCAGCCAGTTCCGTCCGCCAGGAATCGTCATCACCCAGAGCGGACTCGTCGATAGCACCCATGGCAGACCCGGCAGGGTCCACGTAGGCGCGCACGATGCGATACTCGGACGCGATGAAGTCGACCGCGGCCCGAACCTCCCCGCGCGGGATGAACCCACCGAAGTTCGCCGGGTCCCACACGGTCAGCCGCTTGTCGCCGCCAACGTCATACGTCGGCGTGAACTGGTAGAGGTCGCGCGTTTCGAGGCGAATCCCGGTCCAGTCGTTGTTGTTCGACAGGTCCATGCCCATCGCGACGGACGTGCGAGGCTTCACCTCGGCCGGTGAGCGCTTCGCGTCCCACTCCTCCGGCGTGATCCACTTGCCGGCGCCAGCAACAAGCCTGTTCCCGAAGAATCGCTCCGCATCCGCGGGGTCCTTCTCCATCATCTCGGCGGCTTCGCCCTCGATGGTGTCCAGCGAAACCCACGGGGCACCCTCGTAGTTGAACGCGAAAATCTTCCGACGTTCCTTCTTGTTCCGAAACGACAGATTCGCGGGCGGGTGGCGGAAGTCGCGGTTGACGTCCTTCGCCTGCGACTCATACGTCCGCTGAGCGACCGAATCCGCAGCCGGGTCCCACGCGTTCGTCGTCTCGATCGCACGCCCGCCCATGCCGGCGAGGCCCTGACGTTGCTTCTTCGCCAGGTTGTGACCGCCGTTGGACTTCACCCAAAGCCCGGTCTCGTCCTGCACCACAAAAGTCACGCGCTGACCAAGCCGCGAGTTACCCTTCGCCGTGACAACGTCGATACGACCATCCCCAGGAAGGCGAATGAACTCCTCACCAGTCCGCGGGATGATCTCACCCAGCGGGCCGAGCTCGATCATCGGACGCAACGCGTCATACGTGTTAGAGGTCTGATCCTCCGACGTCGCCGTGATCTGAATTAGAGGGGTCGCCCACTTGCGGCCCATCGGCTCACCCTCGGCATACCGATGAACAAACCCGCAACCGCAACCGCTCTCCGCACAGTCATACACGTCACCCTCAGACGCCCAACCCGCGAACAACACGGGACCGACACCCTCCGCACACACGAACGCAGAGATCAGCGGAGACTTGCCCCACTTCTGAGCGCGGACCAGCTGCGACCGCCGATACACGAACGCGCCACCCAAAGGGTTAGGCGGAAGATCCGGGTCAACCTCAGCAGCAGGATCGAACGACGCCGACCCCTTCACCATGTAGTGATTGCCGACGAACCGATACTGCTCCCGAGCAAGACGGAACGGCATCCCCCGGTGCCCACGGTCAGGGATCACACAATGCGCTTCGATCCACTCAGGGACGACAAGCAGCGGACGATCAGCCTTCATCGCCAACAGCCGCAGCCCAACGCTCCGCAGCGGTCGGACCAGTACGCTCAGGAGCCGGCGCCGCAGCAGCCCGCTTAGCGGACAACTCATCAACGCTGAACTTCCAACGCAGAGCGTGCATACCGGGCAACGAAAGCCCCAACTCCGCCGCCATACGCAGCGCAGCAGTCTTCAACCCCGAATTGGAATCAGGCCCAGTCGACTCAATGTACGCGCGCACATACGCCGCCACCTCATACACCAGACCAAGCTGCGACCACATGAACGCCTGCGGCTTCGCCCACAACGCCGCCCACAGGTCAAGCTCACGCCCCCGCAAAGCAGCCGTCGCGTCCGGGTCAAACTCCTTGACCCGCTTCTTGTCCTCCCAGTAAATGTCGTACACCGGGATAGCAGGAAGCGGGAACTCCGGAACATCACCCTTGAAACCCTCAGCAGGCAGAGTCACCCACGCCGCATCACCCGCACGATCACGCCGCAGCGCATTCGGGTCCGGGGCAGGGCCACTACGACCACGAGCACCACCAGAAGTCATGCCATCACATCCTCAGCATCACGCTGGGCGGCATCACGCCACCACGGAACAGTCGAACACCCCTACGAAAAGAGGGGAACTGAAACGTTTTGAACCTGGAAAACCTCGGAGCGCCCTCCCCGGCGGTACTTTCCCAGGTGGGTCGGATGGGGTCTCCCCCACCCCTCTGTGACGGACGTTCGAACATCCGTTCAGCCGTGCCAGCCTCCGGGCTGGTTGTGTGCGGTCTCTGTGTCGTGACAGGTCTTGCATAGGCCGCGACCAGCGTCGGGGTTGTTGGGGTTGAGTCCGAGCTCAATGAGTTCTTTGCGTGACCGTGGGTGGTGGTCCGCTACTGTGCTGAATGCTTGGTGGCAGAGGACGCAGATGGGGTCTCGTGTGAGTACGGCTGTGCGGAACGCTTGGTGTCCTGGGGTTGTGTAGCCCCGGTCTCGGCTGGTACCGCGTGCCCTGTCCGCTTGGGTTGTATGCGTGGGGCAGCGTCCACCTTTGCCCTCGTAGAGGGTTGGGCATCCGGGGACGTTGCACACGCGCATGGTGTACCTCGGGGGTCGAAGGGAATGTGTGGACCGTGCGGGAGTTGCACCCGCTGTACCCGGTGAGATTGCCGCCACTGACGACGGCTCCTAGCCGGGGCGTTACTACTCGGCCCGTGGTGTGGTTTGCGTCGTCACCGCGACGAGATCCCGGTTACAGCACCTAACCGTGATCAACACGGTCCAGTGTTCCCGGTTAGTCGTCGTCTTCGCCTACGTCCACGATCCGTGCAGCCTGCCTGCGAGACGCGTACTCGATCAGTCCCGCCGTTATATGGAGGGGCTGACCGTCTGTCCAGGAGGTGAGGTAGTAGCCGTCGCTGGTGTCGATGCGTTGCCCGTACGCTTGGAGCACCCAGGAGGATGCAACGGCACCGTCGAATTCGTCTGCGAAGTGGGCTGCGATGGCGGCTTCGAGGTCGTCCTTCGTGGTGTCGCTCATCGGATCACCTCGTACTGCCAGTAGAACACGCCTTGTTCGCCCCGGTCTTTGTGGGGGCCGGCGTGACCATCCGGCAGGTAACACGTCAGCGAGTCGTAGTCGAGTACCAGGGTTGCGGTGCAGGTGTGTTCAGTCATCGAATCGCCTCGTCCTGCGAAACCAGCGCCGCCACTGTTTCTTCGCGTGCCCGTTGACGCAGCGTGGGCAGTTCAACGACGGGCACCGTTTCGCGTGGTCACCGTCTCGAATGTCTTCGCCTAGGTAGTTGCGGCGGCGCGTTTTCCCCATAGGGGGTTCTCCCTAACAGCTACAACCGCGCCCCGTGGGGCGTCGTGGGTCCGAGCTTTCGCCCCCTGTATAGACCCGTTACTCGGGTCAGATGCTTGCGGTACGCCGCAACGACGGCCTACGCCTTGAGGGAGCCACCCGCTCGGGTGAACGTTCGGAGAGCATGGCAGTTCGCGCAGACGACCTCGCACTTGGCGATCTCGGCCCTCACCTGGTCCATGGTCTGATTCGTGAACGAACCAATGTTGAAGAGTTTCACAGCCGGGTCCAGATGATCGAACTGCATCACGAACGGCGGGTACTCGACGTGGCAGTCAGTGCACGGCACAGCCTTAGCCTCGCTGATCGCGGCACGTATCTCTGTACGCCTCTTCCGCTCGTACTTCCGTTTGGATGAAGCCCCGCGCTTGTTGTTGCACGCGTGGCACAGATTGCAGTAACCCGTGTGAACCAGTTCGCCGGCTAGACGGTTGTAGCTTTTCTTGTAGATCGAAAGGTCGTCGCTCGAGATGCCGCAGTCCTTGCACCAGGGCCGGAGATTCTTGGGGCGAGCCATGATCCCCCTTCCCCGGGGCTACTACGAACCCTTGTTCACCGGGCGGATCAGTCCGCCGTATCCACCAACCAATGCGTCATACGTTCAGCCTCAGCCCGGTGCCTCTCCACGTCATCCGCCGTCCAAGCGGGGACGCGCGAGAGGACCATGCGATTCAGTCGTCCGATGCGATCGCGTCGAGTCCAGCTCGGTTTGTATGTCACTTCGCGTCTTCTCCCTCTGGCGGGTCGGCTTGCTCGGACACGAGATTTTCAATCCGGCTCACTCGTCCATCTCCCACGTGTGGTCGATCACGGCAAGCGCGATATCCCGCAGCTTGTCTTCAGACTCCCGGAAGTGGTGGGTGCACCACGTCATCTCGGTCATGTCGATCCATGTGGACCAGTACGCCTGAACGTTGCACCGGTCACAACGGCGGCTGGTGTCAACCATGACGACCTACTCTCTACCGTCCGCGGCGAGAAGGAGGGGAGCTGTGCTGTTCGGCAAGGGGTGACCGTCGAACTCGCGCGGGTCGTACTGGACCCAGCAGTAGCTACACACGCTCACTCCCCTTGGGTGGAGAGGGCTGCTTCGAGAGCCTTGGTGAGCCCCAGGACTAGCCAATCCTCTTCGTACATCGAGGGATGCCCGTCCGGCCACGAAGCGCCGATGTAAGCCTTGCCCGCCCGCACTAGCTCGAGGGATTCTTCGCGCTCGATCATGGCTCGCTCCTGTCGGCGAGGTTGTTGGTGAAGAGTTCGTTGCGCTTCGCGATGGCCGCGCGCTCCGCGTCTTCGAGGGTGTCGAACCGGCCGACCCAGTGCTTCTTCTGGTTATGCGTCACCTCAACGGCCCACCGTCCGGTCGACTTGCAGCGGTATACACCGCGAACTCCGGACACGGTTCCCCGCCGAGCCACGATGTTCTCGCCGTTCTGCTTCCTCGTGACGAGATGCATGTGCCCGACGTTCACACAGAGGCGGTTCCGGCACTTGTGGTCGATCAGTAGGCCAGTGGGCGGGAGCGCTCCGTGAGCCAGTTCCCACGCCACGCGGTGTACCCGGTGCACCTTTCGGGCGATAGTCATTTGCCCGTACCCGCCGGGATTCTTGCTTCTCTGCCACGTCAGGCACCCGGTGGCGGGGTCCGGCGTCGAGTGCGCTTCGAGAATCGCGGCGATCGCGGTAGCATTGTCCATGTCGGGCTCCTAGTCAGTTCGGCCATGCCCCCGGAGGATGCCAGTCCTCGCGGGGGTTTATTACGCCTCAATTATCCCAGGTGCCTCCGACATTCCGCCTGCACGCCACAGCGGTCGCAACGTCTGGATGTGTCCATGAGCCACCGCCTACCAGTCGGGTTCCCACTCGCCCTGAGCCACAGCCCGCACCCACGTATACGGGCGGGCAAACCGTGGCGGGAAACACATGGCACATTCGGGGATCGCGTTCCGGGTGATCGCGATGTTCGCTTCGTCAACGTAGTAGCGGGTGTCGGTGGGGCAGATGTCGGCCCCGCATTTCCCGCACCGCCTGTCGGGCTTGTTCCCACAGATCCAACACGTCGCCATGACGCACCGCCCTTACGCGGTAGGGGTGAGGGCGGCGTAACAACCTTGTGGGTTTTGTTACGCCGCCCTCAGTAAGATCCGATCCGCCGCCCTCGTCCCCGCGTGATCTAGAGATAAGGCTCAAGGCCCAGTGAGATGCGTTTCGGGGGTTTGGCGGATGGAAGTTAGTTGCCCATCACTACGTTGAGGCGGACCTTGAGGAATGTCTCGTCCTCGAGCCCATAGACGGACACGAGACCAGCGGCCACCTTGACCCACTCGTCGACGCTGAGCGTCATGTTGACGAGCTCGTCAGGCGGAAGAGAACTGGACATTAGACGCCCCTAACCATGGACATGCGTTCCGGTTCGATGGACAAACGCCCATGCCACCCACACCGGGGGCAGCGCATCATCGAATAGCTGAACACATCAGCCACGAACCGCTTAGCGATCGGCTTCGTCTCCGAACCACACGCCCGGCACGTGTCAAGGCGGGACTGCCCGTCAACGAACAACGCCGGATGATTCTTGATATGCGGCCGGAGGGCGTCGTAGAGGCCCTGTGTGGCGATCACGTCACCCGCACAGTACTCAGTGAGCCGCTCCCGGTCCGCCACCGACCCAGCGACCGCCCGGTTCATCGCCTCACGGTCGTAAGCGTCAGTCTTCGCCGGGATACCCAGGATCTCGCACAGCGCGTTCAACGACTTGAACTGCACCCCTGTCCGGAACTGGCGGGCCACCTTCAACGTGTCGACGGTTTTGAACGGGGGCAGCGGGGGAAGGTTCGGGCGGTGCTTATGCCCAATCTTCGGGAAGTAGAAATCACCCTTGAGCCACGGCACATCAGCACCGTCAAGGTTGTGTCCGACGATGATGTCCGCCATGCCCATGATCGAGTGAACTTCGCGGAGGAAGACGCCACGCCCACCCTTGTCCCACTCAGCCAGCCGGATCACGTCAGGCGAGTCATACCATTTCGCGCAGACGATCGTGGTCCGCGGTTCCCGAATCACAGTCTCGTGATGGATGTACCGGTTCTTCAGGTCTCCCCGGTCCCACCACTGCTGCTCCGAGATACCGGACACGCGTTCAACATCGAGGATGAGGATACGGTTACGGACTGCCGGGTTCAGTTCGGCGCCCGCCTGCCTCAGCGGCATGAGCACTTACCTCGCATGTGGCGGCGGACCTTGTCGTCCGACACGTCATGCCCGTCAGCACGGAACACGTCAGCAATGAACGAACCCGTCCGCCCTTCCGCGATCATCTCGTCAAAATACTTGCGGTCATCCTCGGGAAGCATCTTCAGGATTGTCCCGAAACCACACTTGGGTCCGGGCTTCAACGCTTCAACGGTTTCGGCTGCTGTCTTGAGTGCCACGGTTACCCCCGTGATTGGGCTCCCCCGACGCAGGGGAAGCGACGGAAAGAAGGGGACGGCCCGCCAACGGCTTTACCCGGCTCGGGCCTGTGTGGAGCTCGCGCAATGTGCGGTCTTGGCTCACTGTTGTGCCGGCGCGCTCCTGGGCGTGCCATCCTGCAACCCGGTTATGCCGCAAGAGTCAGCGACTACCGGGGAGGCGTAAAGAAAATCCCCATCAGGCCCGGAGGACGATGGGGAACAAGGAAGTGAAGAAACACTTCACCTAGGCAAGTCAGATTCTACACGATAGCTCGCGAGAATTACAAGCCTGTAATTTACGGCGTTTCGCCTGCGAGAGCGGAGACGTCGAATTCGATACCGAGCTCACGACCCAACCCCTTCAAACCTTCCTCTCCAACCCATACGGCAGTGCAGTCGCCGGCCCTGCACACGGCAGTAACCTCCTGCCCGTACCGACGCTCGAGAACGATCGCATCCACCGACTCCCCCGCTTCCGTCGCCGCCTTCGCAACACCGCACCGAGGGCACGGCGAGTCGCGGAGGGGGCGTTGTAGGGGCGGCTCGAGGAGGTCCCAGATTCTCCCCGCCCACACGTCCGGGTATGAGGTGAGCCGTTCCCACACGGGCGTATCGAGCGCCCCGGACGTGTGGAGGGTGTTCGCGGTGTCAACGAACAGGATCAGGTCATCCCGTGTCGTCCCGGCACTGGCCGTGTTCCATTCGTGCAGCCATGCCCGGGTGACGTCCTGAATGTGCGTCAGCAGGTCCAACGCTTTCACGTCGATAACGTTGCGGGTGGACGGGAGCCCGCCACCGCCGCGCGAGTTGTTCGACGGTCGCACCAGATCGTTGAGTTCCTCGATCAGTGGCCGGAATGTCTGCACGTGGGGTTCCCCGGCGACGTCGACCTCCAGGTTCCAGTAGTACACCAGACGGTCGAAACCATCACTCATCGTTCGTCCCCTCGGTTCTGTCCCACATGTTCTGCGCCACCCAGCCCAGCATCTCGGCGGCACGCGAAAGATGCTCCTGTAGTTGGTCGTCGTACTCGAACGCCTGCATCTTCACGACTGCTCGCTCGAGTCGGTTGATCGCCATGACGATCAGGTCCGAGTCCGCGACCTGCGGCGGTTCGGGCGTAGTCATGCGCCGCAGCCCTTCGAGGGACCGTTGGCGAGCTTGCTCCTTCCAGTCGCTCATCGTCCTCGCCCTTCGTTCTGTTCACCCGACACTAGAAACCCCCTCGAAAGTCCAACCCATCGACCGGCGCACATCCTCGAGCCCCGTAAGCCGGTCGAACTCGTCACGATCCAGCTCGCGCACAGCCACCACCTCTGACCACTGGCCCCGGTCCCCCGTCGACTGCCCGAGCTCGGCGTAAAGCATCGCGGGGCGCTCGTCCAACCGAACGAACGCCCCACGTCGGGTGCCCTGCACATAGTCGATGAGGACCACCGTTCCCCGTTCTCCGCCGAGGTATCCGATGGTCCCTTTGACCTCCGTGTACAGTCGGTCAACCACCGGTCCTCCCAGCGTTGCCGGCCCGACCTGGGCAGTTCGGGTTGGTGACGCCCCACGGTGTGCGGCATCGTCCACAGGAGTGGGGGCGGGGTTCGGGTTCCGGGTTCAGCACGGCATCCAACCACTTCTGCTCCCGCCTCGACGGGTGCCTATAGTCCTTACTCACGGTCGCCTCCGGGCTTTCAGAAGGGCGTCTGGGAGTCGTCCCCGAACGTGCCGGGGCTCGTCCAGGAATCAGCCGGTTCCGCCGCGCGCTGAGGAGCGGTATTTCCCGAACCAGCAGCACGAGTAACCTGAGCCGTCGCACGCTTCAGCGAAGGGCCGATCTCGTCCACATCAAGCTCGATCGTGGAACGCTTCTCCCCAGCCTGCGTCTCGTAGGAACGCTGCTTGAGGCGCCCCGTCGCGATAACCCGGTCACCCTTGCGGAGCGACCCGGCGATGTTCTCAGCCATGTCTCGCCATGCGGACGCGCGAAGGAACGTGGTGTCGCCGTCCTCCCATTCCTGGGTCTGCTTGTTGAAGCGGCGGCTGCTGGCGGCGATGGTGAAGTCCACTACTGCGCGGCCCTGCTGGGTCCACCGGATTTCCGGGTCGGCGGTGATGTTGCCGGCGATCGTGACGTTGGTCAGTTCCATCAGTTGTTGCTCCATTCGGTTACGTCGATTCCGACGCCGGTAGGGTCGCCGGGGGTTGGGTAGCGTTTCGTGATATGCAGCTCGACGACGCGCGCGTCATCGGCCAACAGGCCCCCATCGGTGAGGCCGTCAAGAATCGCGCGGGTCAGCTTGTCGATATCCGGTTTCACCGCGGGGACGGGCCAGCGGGGTTTCTGCGGCCTCGGGAGGACAAACGAAAGGGTCACGGTGACTGGACAGTCGAACGTGACCCCTAGGTCTGCGTGGGTGGCTACTACGTGCCGCCAGGGTTTCAGTCGGGCGGCGTTAGCGTCCCTCAACCATGCGCGCCCTTTCGCTTGCGATACGGTCTTGGACCCTTGCGGGATGGGGACACCCTCGATGAAGAACGAAACCGTGTCAGACATGGTTGCTCGTTTCTGTTCCGTGGCCTGTTGCGTGGAGATGTTCTAGGAGTTCCCATAGGCCGGGAGGGTTACCGTGCAAACCGTGAACCGTCCCGGCCGAGGTGAATGGGGTTTGGCAGGTGGGACACGGAAAAGGACCGTTCACCCGGCATCAATGGGGTCGTCGCTGATCGCGTCCCAGTACGCCTGTTCCTCGGCTTCACTCAGTGGAGGATCAAACGTGGCCGGGGTGATCGGCCCCTGTCGGCGGAAACCAGCAGCGAGCACCGCATCAGCCAGGTACTCGGACAGGGACGGGCGATGCTGGTCGGTTCCGGCAGACAACCACCCGTCGTTGATCCACGCGAAGAAGGCGAGGGTGAGCGCCTCGCGCTCGTCGTCGGTGGGTGGGGTGGGCTTCATCCGGTGCACGGTGCCGTCGAGGTCGACCGCGACGACCACGCCCTCATCCGTCTCGTATGGGATCGTCGGCACGGTCAGGCGCTCCATGATGCGGCGGTATCGCTGGAGGAACACCGGCATCGCCTTCTCGCCGTTGCGCTCGAACGTGTCCACCAGCCCTCGCGCCGACTCGATGACCTCGGTCAGGCGCTCGTGCTCGGCGGCGAAGATGGTCGCCAGCGTCAGGTTCGGCGGCAGGCTGTACGGCTCGGGGAACAAATGCCGGTAGTCGGCTACTGCCGTCGCGAGTTCCGCGCGGGCGTCTTCGATAGCGGTCATCACGCAACCTCCCGAACTTGCTTGCGAGCGCGGCGACGGTTCACCGCAGTCAACCCACCCCTCACGGAGAACGTGTCCCAGGTGGGTGCGTCCGCCAGGCACTCACGCTGCACCGGGCACGTCGCACAGATCCGTTTCGCTTTCTCCTGCGGACGCCACCCATTGAGCTCGTCCGGGAAGAAAAGCTCCGGGTCGACGGTTGCGCACGCGGCGCGTTCTCTCCAACGCGGGTCGGTCATTCTGTTCCTTCTCGGTGTGTCTTGAATTCGTCGTCCCATGCGGCCCGGTCGAACCTGTTCGGTGGCATCCCGTAAGCGCGGCGCACCTCAGCGACGAACGCCTTGCGGACGTTGAGTCGTTCGGCAATTACCGCGTCCGGGAGGCCGGCTTTCACGAGTCCGGGGATGCGGTCTCGTGCGGGGATTTCTCGGGGGATGAGGGTGAGGATGGTTCGGGCGATGAGTTCGTTGACTTTGACGGCTTGTTTGTCGGCTATGTCGACGAGCGCGGCCCAGTGTTTGTCTGGGAGGTTGAGGACCACTCGCATGGGGTCTCCGTTAAAGGGGGTAGAAGAAACGGCCCCCACCATGGATGGTGAGGACCGTTTCGGTTAGAACATTGCCACTTGGAGTGGCTTGGATAGTCGAGCTTCGATCAGTGGCAGGTACGACGCTTCCCGTTCAATGCCGATGACCTGGAACCCTTCGAGTAGCGCGGCTTCGAGGGTGGTCCCGGAACCGGCGAACGGTTCGAGGATGGTTCCGCCCTTCGGCGTCGCAAGACGGACAAGCCACCGCATGAGATCCAGCGGCTTCACGGTCGGGTGAAGTACTCCGTCCACGTTTGGGCGTTCGTCCGTCCCGGCCTTGGCTTCGTACCGGAATGTGGGGAAGAACCGTGAGGCCCCGCCCTCGTCGTCGTACTCGGCTCCGGTCTTGGTCATCCCCCAGCCGTCGCCCGCCGCTGCGCCGCGAGGCTTCCCGATACGAGAGCGTGAGAGGCCAGTCTGGTCGTCGAGGGAAGCGGCCTGAGTGCCATCCAGCAGAACATTCGTCGGCCAGCGTCCGCCTTCGTGTGGGACGCTCGCCTCGGCTCGTGGTGAGCTGGCGCCCATGATCCCACCCGAACGCTTCGTCCCCTTCACGCTTGCGACGTCGCCGGGCGCCGCAGGCGTGCGGTTCACGTCGATGTTGAGCGCCCCCGTCCCATACTTCTGAACGTTCGCCGCGACAGTTCCGATCAGCGGCTTCCGCCCGACAACGATCGGTTCAAACGCGGGTTTGAGCACGTTCGGATGCTTTGGGAACCCGGAGCCGTACAACCATGCGATGCTGTCCCGAATCTCGAACCCAGAATCCTCCACGGCGGAGGCGAGCCTGTGCCACGTACGTGACCCGCCGAACGCGAGCAGGAACCCACCTGGACGGAGTACTCGGAGGCATTCAGCCGACCATGCCTCACACCATTCCTGGAAAGCGTGAAGACGCGGGAGGCGTTCATTCGTGAACGACGGAGACTCGCATGTGCAGGGGTTCGACCCTCGTTGCCACTTCTCGCAGGTCAGGCACTTCGGATTCAGCCCACCGAGGAACGATGGCCGTCCGTCCGCTGCGGAGATTCCGCCCTTCGCCATTCCTGCCGCGGCCTTGGATGCGGTGCGGTATTCCGGTGAGGTGCGAGACGTTCGACCGAACACGGACTCCCGCCCAACATCCGCCGCGTTCAGTGAACGCCGGAACCCATCAGCCCCATCCCACTCGCGGCCCATGAACTCCAGCCCATACGGCGGGTCCGTGACCACAGCATGAACACTGTTGTCGGGCAGGGAACGCATTACCTCGATGCAATCCCCGTGATGGAGGACAACCCCTGGCGCTTCAAAGTGGACTGTCATGTTCCCTCTTCGCATCTGATACAGGGCAGCGGGTATTCCGCGTGTACCGTGCACGTTCGTTCCCGCCGCACCTCCGGCACAGTCGACGCCCTCCGCTTCACCTCAACCTGAGCCGACTCGAACGCCAAACGTGCAGTCCTACACGGCCCACACGGACGATCCGTCCCACCAGGATGATTCGGGCAATAGGGGGCGGGGGCGTCAGCCCTCCCTCCCTTCCTCTCCTCTCCCTTCCCCTCCCCTCCTGGCGTGAGTTTGTGCAAACTCGCGTGAGTTTCAGTGAGGTTGGGTGAGTCCAGGTGAGAACACAGACCACACCGTGAGTTCCATCGGGTGTCAATGCGCTGATGATCGTTGAACCGGGGGATGCTCAGGAACCCCCGCCCATCAGGCAAAGCGACCCGTTCAACCCGCCCCGCCGTCACCAACGCGTCGAGCAGCACAGCCCCGTCGACCATGTCAGCCGGGAGGATCTTGAGCTTCAGCCCGAGCGGGTCGTCTGACAGGTGGCCGCGGTCACAGGCGAAGTTCCACATGCCGATGTAGAACAGTCGCGCCTCATACGGGAGGGCGATGATCGCCCCATCGGTCCAGAACTCCGGTTTGATTGACCGGATACGGGGCATTCAGCGCCTCCCGAAAATGCAGTCTTGAACAATCCAGTCGTCGAGCTGACAAGCGACCGCGATCTCTCCCGGCAACATCCCATCGAAATACAACTGTTGGATCGCTGCTGTCCGGGACCGTTCGTCCCGTGTGTAGTTGATGAGGAGCATTTGCCACACATCGGGTGCCATCACTTCTCCTAGAACTTGTGGTCGTTGTCGACGGGGACTGCCTCGCCAGCATCCGTGAGCCAGACAGGCCCGAACCGGACGTGCTCAACAGGGACGTTCACGGGCAGGTTCAACCCCCGCCTGACGATGTACCCCTTGACCTCAGCCCATGACCGGTTTGCTTCGATGCGTCCGTGGCATCCGTGTACTCCGGACCCGCATACGCTGATTCCGTTGGATGCCCGGTTGACCCAGGGTGCTTTCGACCCGCCCATCCCACGTGGGGTGCGGTGGTGGATGTTGAGGTCACCGTCGTGCCCGCAGACAACGCAGCCCCCATCACGTGCGTAGATGAGGGCGCGAGTCTTCGGCGTGAACCCGGTCATATGGGCCTCGTGTAGAACGCTGCGTGCCAGTCCCTCGACTTAGCCCCACACGCCCCACACATCCACGTCCGCTTCAACGCCTCAACCGCCGCCATCTTGTCGTCATGACACCCTGCACACCAGAGGACTTGTTGCGGGCAGGTGCGGCACCCCGCCAACCATTCGGCAGGGTTCTCGTCATTCAGGCAGTGCGCCAGATCCTCGAGGATCGTTTCTTCGAGGACCAGTTCAGTCGTCGTCGTCATCGTCATCCTCCGTGTGTGTTCCGCAGGTGGGGAGCATGGTCCCGTCAACATCCGCCGCTGTTCCCCGCATCGGGTTCACCCCGCACCATGCGCACGTGAACGTGGAGAACGCCATAGAACGAACCGCATCACCAATCGGTGTCTTCACTTCGGGCCTCCCCGCTTCCGCTTCCGCCGTCGCTCAAGCGCCTTCTTGTGCCGCGGGTCGTTGCGGTGCGCCTCGGCCCGCTCCGCCTCAATCTGCTCGGGCGTCTTCGGGCGGGACCGGTTGTAGTGCGCTAGCGCCTCGAACACCCGGTTGAACTCGGCGTCGCTCATGAGCACTCCTGTATGGTTTCGATGACTGCGAATGGGATACGCGCAACCGTGTACGCGTGCAGGTACGCCTCTCCCCATGTCGGGAACCCGCGACGGTCATACGGCCCGAACGTGAGGACCGTCCAATCCGTGTCCCCCGGCTCTTTGAACACGATCGGCCGGTTGGTTTCGTCGAGTTCTGCGAGAGCGTCACCGAGACGTTCCAACGGTTCCATCACGACCCCTCCGGGATAGGTGCAGCGGCCCAGTGGTCGGTGAGGCTCGAGCCGAGCTCGGAACGCTTCGCGTCAAGCGCCGCGCTCACCTCAGCAACCCCCGCGATACCGATCTGCTTCGCGTGCGTCTCGATCACGTCCAGACGCTCCGCCGTCGCCGCAATAGAGATCGCTTGTAGGGCGTCAGCGATCTTCGACTTGGGGTCAGCAACACGGGTAGACCGTTGACGGGGCGCCGCACCAGGACCGGACGATGCCGCGTTCCCGTCGTCGTCATCATCCGGTGCGATACCCGTCACCGCCGACAACGCATACCGCTTCGCATACGTCACGGCCGAACCCATCTGCTGCGGGGTAGCTTTCTCCGGGTCCGGGAGAGGCCACGAACCCGTCACCGACTCCCCCGACGTGTGCCGCAACTCGTACTCGAGCGTGAACCCGTCATCCGACACGCGGGGGGTGGTGATCCACGCAAGCCCCTGCTTCGCGAGGGCCGGCAGGACCACGGACACAATGTCGGCAAGGTCCGCGTACTTCGACTTGAAGGCGGGGTTGGTTGATCCCTTCCCGACCTTCGGCAGATCCGCGTGGAACGCGGTCAGGGCCTTCGCAAGCTCACTCACCGGCCAGCCCCCAACCGCAGGAAATCTGAGCGCCCTCGGCGGTGGCGACGCCAGTGTTGTCGACGGGCACCCAGAACACGCAGAGCACCTGCCCGCCGTCAGGGAGATCGACGTAACGTGCAACGGTGTTCCCCTCGCCCGCCTTGGCGGCGGCGGAAGCCCCACAGCCCGCAAGTCCGAGCATCGCAACAGCGGCCAGAGCGACCGCAACAAGCTTCTTCATTGTTCATTCCTCCGTGAAATCGAAGAGGCACCCGTCACAGGTGCCTTCAGGTCCAACAGCGACTCGCCCATGATTCGGACAGTCGCAGAAAATACGTGGGTCCTCCCGGAACAGGGGGAAGTAGATACTGCCCTGCCCTTTCCTGAGCTCGTGGATCGCTTCGGCTTCGGTGAGGTTGTCCCACTCCAACTGTTGAGCGAGGACCCATTCGACGGCGTCCCACCAACCCCGCCTGTGCCCCTGTTTGTAGGAGACGCCCATGCGGGTCCGGTCGTAAGCGGCGGTTTCTGCTGCGGCCTGTGCTAGTGCGTGGTCCGTTCGGAGACGGTCGGAAGCATCCGTAACCATGGCGTTCCAGTTCACGACGCGTCCTCGGGCCAGATACGACGCGCGGCGACGATCTCGGGGTCATTCAGCGCGAGCGTGTTCCCGTTCTGCGGATAGACGAACTCTGCCGGGTCGGTAGACAGTCGCCCGGGCCGCACCGTCCACGGGGATGATCCGCCTGTCTCGAAGCCCGTGAAGGTGAGGAGCCAGACCTCTCCGGGCTTGGCCTCGTGCCACGGCTTCGGCTCAGGGTGAGCGTCGAAGTAAGCCACGGCGGCGGCGGCGAGACGATCCCGGCGGGCGTCGCGGCGCGCTTCAGCTTCACTCCACTGACCCCAGCAACCCTTCTCTTCTGAAACGACCTGCGCTTCGCGCATGGACAGCGATCCGGGGTAGACAACGTAGTCGGGATTCTCGGGCCACCTCCACCGGCCTAGGCGTTCGTCTTCCTCAGCCCGGAAGAACTCACGCAGCGCCTTTGCGCCCTCAACGTTCGTGACCATGTGCCACGTTCGCCCACCCGCACCACGGATGCGGAGATCCTCGTAGCGGTCTACCTGGAGGCTTACTCCGTTGCTTGCGGTGTATTCGTTCATGGTCGGTGTCCGCCTTCCTCAGCGATCGTCAACTCGCGTAGTACCCGTTGCCGGTCTTCAACCCATCGGGTCATCGCCGCCAAATGTGCTTGTGCGGTGGTCAGGTTTGTCTGGGTGACCCAGTGTGCGGATTCCGCGCGGGCCAGGAGTCGTGCTGCTTCGTCCCGGTAGCGTTGCGCTTCGGTCACAGCGTCCTCAGCATCACCAACGTTCACGGCCGGGCCGCTTCCGGCGCTCCACAGTCGATGCAGACTCGACCGTCAAAGCTCGGGTCGATGAACGCGAAGTAGTGGGGTCCGCCGTCTGTCTCAGGGCATCCCTTGCCGCTCTCTCGCGTCGCGTGAAACTCTGCGATTGTTCGATCGTTGCTCATGTGTTTGTTCCGTCCTATCCGGTGATTCCGTAGACCAACGCGGCCATGATGAGGAGCCCGGTGGTTATGGCGCGTCCGAGGACACGGCGACGTTGCCGTACAGCCCATGGGGGGCGGTTCCCAACCCAGGCGAGAGGATCACGACGAGGCATCGCCGCCCCGGCTCAGTCGGTCTCTTCGTTGGACGTCTGAAGGTCGATCTCCGGGACGATGGTCTCCGGACGGAACCGCACCTGATAGTGGTAGGCGCTGACGTCGCGCGACTCCAACTGCTCAACAAAGAACGAGACGTTGTCGGACAGTCCGAGGAAGTGCTTCTTGTACGCGTCGTCAGCGACCTTGCACGTCACCTCCAGGGCACCCGCGGCCATGCTGTCGGACGTCTCGATGGAGCAGCGTCCCTCGATTTCAAGCAGGTACTTGTCCGTGATGCCGTTGAAGAACACGACGCGACGCTGAAGCTCGAAGTTCTCGGCCTCTTGCGACAGGTTGTGTGAGGTGGTGTCGGCGGCGGATGAACAGCCGGCGAGGATGCCTGCGAGGGTGAGTGCGCCAGCGACGGCGGCGATGGTCTTCTTGTTCATGGGTCTCTCCTCTTGAGTGGGATGGATGTGTGGCGCCCTGTCGTCGACTCGCACGACGATGTACCGTCCCAGGGCCAAGAACCGCGTCAGCGGCACTTAATGAGGTACACAGGTGCACCCCACACCGGCATAAACCCGCCAGACACACGCGTCCACCGGTAGAACGTGCCCTGATCCGCAACCCCCGACGCGCACTTCGACGTCGACACAACCGTCTTCCGACCGTTGTGGTACCACGGTGCCGTCAACACCTTCGGGGACACGACCGACGAGGATGCGGGGAACGTGTTGACGACGATTCCCCGCGGGTTCGCTGTCACCGCGTGGGCGGGTGTTGCGGTGAGGACCAGCCCGACAGTGAGCAGGGCGGCGGTGAGTGTTCGTTTCATCGTTGTTTCTCCTTTGATGGGTTGACCCCCACGGGGCGCTTCCACGGCTCGAACGTGGATGCCTGCCAGCAGCGCGGGACTCGAGCCGTTCCTGAACGATCAACCGTGCGCCTCTACGCCGCGGCGCACGTTCTCAGCATTCGATACAGCCTCAAGATGCTGCGGGTTGACGCAGTGGCGCACCCTGCACAGGTGGTCCAGCACCAAGCCATCCGGTATCGACCCGACCAAACTTTCGTACGAGAAACGGTGTGCATAGACGGTGCGCCCAGCAATCGAGAGCGTCGCGTAACCGTCTGTCGTTATCGCGCCACGCCACTCCCAGCAGCCGCCAGGAGACACCGCGTACCGAGTGCTGAAGCGTCGCAGCGCAGATGCCCGCGACGCTTCGGTGCTCGGCTTCTCGCGCCTAGCAGACGCCTCCGACCGCGTTCCGAGCAGAAGGTGCTCAGGGTTGACGCAAGACCGCCACCCGCACGACTGCCAAACCGTCATGCCATCCGGTATCGGCCCCACGAACGCTTCGTAGGATGTGCGATGTGCGAGTTTCCGCGACCTGTCCACGGTGATCTGCCCGTAGCCCGCCCGGCTGACGGACTGACCCCACAGCCAGCAGTCGTTGGCGATGTGGACGCTTGCCCGGATTCGCGCCTGGATGGGAACGCTTCGGTGGAAGCGACCATCTGACAGGCGGTGTATCTGTTGTTCGGTAGACTGCATGGCAGCCCTCCAATCGGTTAGGTCGATTTGGTTGGGTCAGGCCCCGGATCGAGTGGTTCCAACACTCTCCGGGGCTGCTCCAATTCTACCTCCGACCTGCGACATTGCTTGTGGATGCCGGGGACCCGAACCCCGGTGTATGCCGTTCACCCGCCGCCGCCTAACCCGTACGGCACGGTTCCGGGACGACTAACCCCCAGCCAACGACCGCACTAACCCAAGCGGCCCCGGTTCCAGCACAAAGTGCCGGCCAGTCTGAAACCTTATGTATCAGGCGTCATATCGCCTGACTCTTGAGCAGGTGACCCGTCAAAGTCACTCCTGCCCATTTCCCTTCGACCCCCAAGCCCTACGCCGCCCGCTCCTGCACGACGCCCAGCCAGCAATCGCTTGTGGGGTGTCTAATCGCTCGCAGTCCTCGTAGCCGGGGCGCGTACCCAGGGCTGTCCCCGATATCCCAGAGGGATCAGGCGGGCTGTTACTCCTGCGAGTTCTGTTCAGTTAGACGGTTGGAGGCAAACTCCGACCAGCGCTTCCGCCCGATCTGCGAGCGCAACGGAAGCCGAGAGACTGTGAGGGTTATTCGAGGTCTGGCGGGGTTCCCCGCAAATCGGTACGCGGTTCCGCACACTTCTCGCAGGCGATGATGACCACGAAGGAATCGCCGACGTTAGACACGACCTCGCCCGGTTGGATCAGCTTGGAGCAGTAGTCGCAGTGGAAGTTCACGTCCATCACTCGGCCTCCGCTCGCGTCGCCGGCAGTGGCGCTTCGTCGTCATCCCCGACCGTGAACGCCGACAGGGTGTGAACGTCCGCGAGGTACCAGTCCGGGTCGTCCCACCGGATCGTGTCGACCCGCCCCCGCGATTCCACTACCGCACCTGTGGTGGTGTGTCCGAGGTAGGTGACGTGTTGGGGTGCGACACGGTCGTGTGCGTGGTCCGGGGTGTTGTGAACCAGATACACGCGGGTGCCGGTTGCGAGAACGGAGATGTTCATGGCCGAACGCCGATCTTGCGGGTAGCTGTCTCAAGCTGCGCCCGCGACCACTCCACCCGCGGCGTGATCTCAACGCCGCTGATCGACGCGGACTTGAACTCCCCAGCGCGGAGCATGTTGGTGATCCGCAACTGAGACCCGATGCGCCACAGGGCGGCCACCAGTCCGAGGAGGCCGATACTCGCCACGACTGCGGCAACTTCGAAAGCGTTCATGACTGCTCCTTTGCGTCCCAGCCGGCGTTGAAGATGCACTGCGCCAGCTCGGTCGCCAGTTCACCCATCGGCTCGAGGCTCGCAAGGAACTGACCGAACGCCACCTCACGATCGCTCATGTCCAGTCCTCCAGGTATTCCGGGTCGACCGGTGCGATAGGGGCACGCTCATTCACAGAACGTTCCTCCGCGACCCAGTCAGCGAACGCCAACACGACCCCGATAGCGGCGATCAGCCACCACCCGTTCGGCGCCCACAACTCGGGGTCTGTGTTCGCCCACGTGTGGATCGAACCGATCCCACCCGCGAGGAGGAACCCGACCGCGAGGACAGCGATCACGGCGCGCATCACACACGCTCCGAAGGAAGCGACTCAATAAACGCCTCCAGCTCGGTGTGCTGAATCAGCACATCCTTACCCCAATACTTCGCGGCAAGGGTTCCCTCACGGACGGCGAGTTTGATCTTCGACACTGCGACGCCGGCCTGAGCGGCAGCGCCCTCATAGTCGTAAGCGATCGAGGACATCAGAGTTCCACCCCCAGCGCGTCACGCATGGCGCACGCATGGCGGAGGGAGAGGGACGCCGGCTTCCGCAACTGGTAGCCGATGGTGGACGGGGCGGCACCGATCTGTCGGGACAGCCACGCAACACTGCGCTGCTGCTCCTCGAGCTTCGCGCCGA